TACGCTGGAACCCGAACTGTTGTTGGCCTCGGGTAAGATCAGCACCCAATCCGAACTGAGCAAGCTGTTGCTGCTGGAACCGATCAAGACCTTGCTGTTCACCCGAGAACGCAAGGTTCTCACGTTGACGCTGGAGATCAAGAGCCATCTGCTCACGAGCAAGCTGAGCTTGAATACCTGCGTTGATACCTGCACCAGCTTGTCTCAGACCTTCCATTGTCTGCTGGTTCATGATGTCGCGCTCTTGCATCAAACCTTGGTTCAAGGCCCCCATGTTCTCGGACTGGGTACGTCCGTAGGTCTGGGCATCTGCTTGGGCAATCGGCATAGCGGCTTCAAGCGAGCTACGCTCGGCACTACCTGCTGCAATCGAACTGTTGAGAAGACCACGGCGATTAGCCGTTTCCAGTCCACGCCTAGCGGCGTTTTGCATGTAAGCCCCACCACGGTTCATCAAGCCTTGCATCTGGTTCTGGACAAGCTCGTTACCCGTCACGTTGCGGGTGTACGCTCGGTTGTCTGTACCGTAGATACCTTGGGCTTGAGAGTTACGCGGCGGAACGACCTGTTGATAAAGTCCTCGACTCCCGAGAGTACCTGTCGTACCCCACTGGGAGTTCGTGTTTGTATTGGTATTTGACACCAACTCAACCATTTGGTCACATCTCCTTGTGTGTTATTAAGGGGTGAAGCGGGAGCCGTTAAGCGTCCCGCTTACCTCCGTTCTGGTACTGGACAAGTAGAACTTGGTACACCGTCGGGGGTACAAGTGTCTTCTTGGTTTCATCCCGCTTGATACGGAACGAAAGGCACCGGCCATCCTTGGCGACATTTGCCATCGTGGTAGATGGCTTCAAGTCGTCACTCACCGTAGCCGCTGGATTACGCGGAAGGGAGATGTTGACATCAGTGGCTGAGTACGAGTCTTCGTCGTAGTCAGCACCGACCGTAATAGTATACGGTCCGTAACCTTTCGTCAAGCCATCTGCCCGAACTTTTCGTACAGTCGTATCTCGGAACGGGTCTTTGTAGAAGAACGCCGTATCAAAGAACGCACCGAACCAATCACCGTCGAATCCGTATCCCTTCTCAAACTCGTAGACGTACCTTGAGTCCGATGCTGAGATCGCGGAGCGAGGGCTGTAGTGGGCCATGTGGATTCGCTCTTGGCCGTTACCATCTACTTGCGAGGAGTGAGCAATCGGCACAAGGAACTCGTCCTTGTCTTCGTTGAGGTAGTACAAGGCGTAGGTGAATGCCAAGCTGCCATCACCGTTCATAGTCAAGATCAACACTTTACCGTCTCGGAAGAAGATTCGGTATTGGTTCTTGGCTCGTACGGGAACAGCACACACAACCCCCGCACCTTGGTTCAACGAGAACAGGTTATCCGAACGAGTCATCCGAGGAAGAATCCAAGGGCTCACTTTCTGGCTGATACGAATACCCACGAAGTTGCCGTACTTCTGGCTTTGTTCAAGAGTCGAGATACCACGGTTATCGCAGTACAACGGAATACCCATGTCCACAACCGTGTACTCAATCGCTCCGGTCTTGGGTGCCAGCGTCTCTACGTTGAACGTATCGGCACTATCTCCGAGGATGGTATAGATCGAGTTCTCACAGAACACACCGAGGGCTTTGCCACGCATCGCCAGCAAGCCGGTTACGCGGTCACCTACGCCCACTTCAGCAGCACCCGCTATACCGTCAAAGTTCTCGGGTTCACCGGGCACAGAGAAGCGCACAGTGCCGTCCTTGTAGCCGAGGGCTAGGTGGTACTGGTGGAACTCTACGTGGCGTGGTTTATCCTCGTCGGAGACGATGGTGTTGGTCGTGATGAACTGGACGTACTGTTCCTCGTCGCCATCATTGTCCGCATCAAATGCGGCGAATGAGAAGGCTTTACCCGCACCACTTACACCGTAGAACCCATCCCAATCTTCTCTTGCGAAGAAGTTGGCTGTAATGAACTGGTAGCGAGAGCCCTCGGCAACGATGTCCTTGAGCGCAGGGAAGCCGTTTAGCCCCATCCCAACGTCACCCGCCGTGGCTCCGCTTACCGTAGCAACTTGGTTAGCGGCAGACAAAGTATCTGCTACGATGTCAAGCTGATGGATGGTGTCGCCTTGGTAGATACACGTCTTGAATCCGAACCCGGTGACGGGTTGGATGTTGACAAACTGCATCTCTCCGGTAGCGTTCTTGTTCTCAAGTTGTCCGCTCAGAACCGAATAGGCAACCAAGTCAGCCGAACACACGTTCGGGGTAGTAGCTCCGAAGTCGTCAGTGATGTAGTAGCGAGCAGCAGGCTGGGTGTAGTACAGCTTGATTCGGAGACGGTTGATCTTGAATCGAATCCAGCCGCCCGCGTTGGGAACGTCACTACCCACCTGTGCCCAAGATGCGGTGTTATCGGTAAGGAACACCGAGTCAACTGCACCACCCCACACAACGATACCGAAGTTACCACTGTTGAGATCGTCGAGGTCGAGGCGAGTATTGCCGAAAGTAGAGGTAGAGCCACCCACTACTGCATTACGTCCAGTATCTTCGTAAACAGCTTGGCCGGTAGTCAGATTAGTACCGGGGGTGTATGTATCTACATCCGAGTAGGCGGCTTGCGTTGTAGGCAGCGTAACCGTTGTAGTCTCTTTCGACCCAAGCAGCTCGAAGTTGCCCGTCTCGGGGCTGATCTTACCAAGCGCAGCTTGGAACGAGAACTTGTCCGACACAGCGTTGGGGACAAAGTTTACGCTTTCAGCGTTGGGACGCTCTTGCTGGTACTGGTGAAGAACGTCGTAGTCAATTTCGACAGCGATACCCGTGATGTTGATCTTCTGAGGAAGAGTACCGAGAATCTCACCAAGATTAACGAAGGTGAGGTAGCTCATCGCATCCGAGTTACCTGCGTTGAGGAATCGGGCAGGGGCGGTGTTGGTCCCCCAAGAGATGCCCGCAGCAGCGTCAAACGACACATCCTCGTAGCCACCCACAAGGGTGCCGAGTATAAAGCGAGGAACGTCCCCGCCAGCGTCAGGGTTGGCCGTTGACCTACCGAAGATACCCCAGCCAAGGTCAGCCTGTAGGAAGCGCGTATCGGCTGTCTCAAGGGCTTCTGTGGTGGTTGCAAATACAGTCAGGTCGTTGGTGTCTCGCCAACCGGGGCGGGCACGTAGGCCCGAAGGGCGGACAGTTGACACCTCGCCGGGTACGGAGAACCCGTTGAAGAAGCTGACTGCTTGACCATTCAATCCCGTGGTGTCAGATGAGTCTGACGCATACGAGAAGTTGTTATCAATGGCTCGGGTGATGCGGGTCAGTTCTCCGAACTGGTCAGTGCCGTCCTCGTAGTTGACCTTCCAACCAGACTCGATGTATTCCCAACCAGCGGTCGGCTCGCTCTTGGAACGCCACAAACCGGCGTAGTCAGGGACCGGATCACTTGCAGTCAATGCTCGTGCAGTGAACAACGAGGTGAAATACTCGTTGGAGCCTGAGTTCCAGTTGAACGCATCAGGGACTTCCTTTAACACGTCAAACAATCCGCTGGTCGGAGGGGTGCCGTTGAAGACCAGAGTAAGGCCGTTGTAGAACGGAAGGGGCTCAACAAGAAACACACCATCCACAGTACCCGCTGCCCAGTCCGAATTGGTTACAGGGTCAGGACTGGTAACAGTAACTTTCAAAACTCGGCAACAAAACGTATTATCTTGGTTACGGAGGATCATATTGGGTTCGATACGAACTGTGACAGACGGGGTGCCAGCGATTACACCACCCGCGTTCTCAAACCCGAGCCGTAGCTCGTCAGCCACCACATACAGTCGATCACGATACCAGTGAAGTCCAATAGGTTGGGAAGGAAGCGCATCAACACGGCTACGGAGAACAGCATTCCAAGTCTGGTACTCTTGGAAGATAGTAGCTGCGGTAGAGTTCGCGGTAAGAGCCGGGGACTCCGTGTACCGTACAGCCGTAGAAGAAGAGGTGAACGAAAGGACCGCTCCCGTTACAACAGGTACAAGGGTACGTCCCGGGGGGACGATAGCGTCGGAGTTGTACCGAGCATAGATCATCCAATTGACACCGCCCACCACACGGGTAGCCACACACACACCAAAGCGTGTCTGGGGGCTAATGCCTGTGTCAGCGATGATCTCACCGGGATCAGCAGAACCCAACCCTGTGTACGAGAAAGCCCAGAACTCAACTTGATCCGGGCTCAGTGATCCATCAAAGCGATCGAACCCTGCTACCGTTTGATAGCCGAGTCGATCCACTACCTCGAAGTTGTTGCAATCCCGAAGGGCACCTTTGTCCACCATAAGATTGGAGGACACCAGATCAAGACCGGAGTTAAGGGTGATCCCATCGTTCTCCAGTTCTACCGGAGGGTTGACCTTAGAATTGACACTCGTCATATCGGTTAGCACCCCATTTCAATTCAGGAAGTTTGTTGACGTTAAGCCGGTTCTTGTACAGATTGTACCGACGCTCGGCACGAGCGAACACTTGGGGCTTTTCATCGTAGTCTGCGTAGTTCATCAAGGCCCGCCACACAATAACATCGTGGTACTCGACCGGAGCTACGGGTTCATCCGTCTCATCATCAAGAAGCTGGGGGACGGTGGTGTACGTGTACGTGATCCGGTATTGCTTGTTGGGACGGGGGTACAGGTCATACGTACCGTCAGGTGTCTCGGTGATAGCCACCGGAACACCGAAGTATCCAACGTGTTGGTTGGCAAGGTTCTGGAACTCTTCATAAGACACCCACCGGAGACGCCTACGATCTGCTCCCGTCTCCGGGTCAAGGATGTAGAACGAACTCTTGTTGACTTCGTAGGAGTCGGTTGTATCGGTGATAAGGTCATACGTACCGTACCACTTGATCTTAAACACATCTACGTTAGCGGGGGTGGGGTCACTCTCATCGAACGTCTCACCGAACACATAGTTGTTCGAGGTAAGGGTATCGAGGTCAAGGATAGCCTCGGCTGTTCCGGCTGACCACGACCCTGAGAGGAGAGTCACGGCCTTGACCGTGATCTCCAAGCTGCTGGTGTCCCCTTCAAACACAGAGTCTACCGGAGGGGCTACAGATCGATCACCGTTCTTGATAAGAATACGAGGACGAATGTCCATCTGTCCGATCTTCTGAGTGAACTCCCAGTCCTTTCGGGAGAGTTGCTCATCAAACCAAGCATCGGCCACCCACTCCTTGAAGCGGACGTACATGGGGTCGGAGGGAGAGGCAAAGTCACCTGAAGTCAACTCGTCCAACTCCACACCGGCATTTCTGATTGTTTTGTTGACCAAGTCTATAAAAGTTGCCATTGCCTCTCTTTATCCTCCTAGTTATTAGTCTTCAGATTCCGAGCTAAGCTCCACCTTCTTGGGACGGCCGGGCTTACGGGGAGCGTCTACGTTGTCCATGTGAACCATAGCGGCTTCCACTTCGAGCTTGGCCTTCTCCTTCTCCCGCTCACGCTGAGCTTCGATGAACGCATCAAGGCGAGCATCACCGAGCTTCTCACGGAGCTTGGCTCCGAACTCAGCCTCTTGCTTACGGTTCGGCCAGCGGCCGTACAGAGCACGGTACTGGTTACGCACTGACATCCGGTCTGCGCTGACAAGCGACTGAATGACCGAAGGACCGGGGTTACGGTTGTACTCTCGGAAAGCAATCGACTTGATCTCAACACGAACCTGCGACTCGATGCCCGTCTGTGGATCAGTCACATCCTTGGTGATGTAATCAGTGCAATCATTGAGAGCACCGTCCACGATCTCCGTGGGGACATCCACGATCACACCACGCGGGATGATCGTTGCGAACTTGTTGACAAGACACTGAACGGGGGTGTCGTTACCATTCTGATCCGTCTCTGCAAGAGAAATGCGGGCGAAGCCCGGAAGGATGGGGGTAGTCATGTCGTTGACTACACTAGCCACCACCTTGTTCTTCTGGCGGTTGACGATAGCTCGTCGGTAATCTTCTTCACCCCAGTTGGGACGACCCGAGATGTTGATGGCCTGAGCCATCTTCTTCAGCTCAGCCAAGGTCTTGCCGTTCAGGTTTACAGTCTTGTTGGTACTCATACGTGTGATCTCCTTTTGGGAAACGAGGCCGGATTTGGCCCGATTGAAAAAGAAAAGGGGAAGGGAAGGTGATTAGCCTCCCCCTCCCCTCGTCTTATGGGTTGCCACTAGTCCTTGTGGCGAGGTGTTACTCCGTTAGATGCCGGAGCTGTTGTCCTGATAGTCATAGACATTAGCACCGGAGAACTCGCCAAGAGTGCGCGACGGAGCCGTGTACTCAATCGTGACAATGAACTCACGAGCGGTGGTGACAGCCGTGGTCGGGTTTGCAGTCAGGGTCAGTGCCAGATCAAACACACCATCCAGTTCGGCCAGCTTAGCGCCAGTCGGGACCGTGTTGGTGATGGTACGACCAGCAGCACGCAGAGCGGTCTGCATGGTAGCAGCTGCCACAAACGAATCCGAACGATCAGCCGAAACAGAACCAGTGATGTACGGATTGGTCGAAGCATCAAACGCCTTACGCGGGTCGCGAACTGCGCGGACGGCAGTCACACCAGCAGTAGCAGTCACACCCGTCGAAGAATCCAGCTGGTCGTTCTCGAAACGAACGCGGATGATACGAGCACGGGTCGGGTCAACACGCATAAAGCGGAAGATGTCCGCATTAGCCGCAGCAACGCCAGCCGGGATAACGATCTTCGCGGTGTGCGAAGAGACCGCGCCTTCGGTAGCACCGGAGACGGGGAGACCGCCGTTGTTAAGCAGCCCCGAGGTATAAATAGCCATTTTGTATGTCCTCCTTAATTATTGGTCGGTTGGATTATTCGGAAGCCGCCGACTCAATGCGGACGCCCCAACGCTCGTTCAGGCGGGTCGCACAGTACCAGAAGACATACGATGCAAAACCACGCTGACCCAGCGGGTCGGTTTCGCTCTTCAGCGAGCCCGGAGGATTCACGTCCAGCTTGAACGAGTTGCGGGTCTTGAACTCCGTGGTGCCCCAGAAGTTCTCAGCCATCACAACGACCGGGTACACGTCAACGGCAGCGCCGTCACGAGAACGAACACCCGTGATGGTCGAGCTACCAGCACCCCAGAACGGCTCAAGGTGCGGAGTCAGGCAGAAGCGGATACCTTCGCAAGCACCGATTTCGTACTCGTTCAAGAGCGTACCCGAACCGTAACGCTGGCTCTCAATGAACTTGTCCAGATCACGCAGATCGGCGTCCATGTCGGAGTGGGTAACGGCGATGTAACCAGCCTGCACAGGCTCAGTGGCCTGACCCGTACCAGCGCGAATCATGCTGGTCATGTACTTGCCGTGGTTGTTACGCAGCACGTTGGTAGCAGTGCGGACGTGCTCAAGCAGCAGAACGTCTTCGACCGTGGCGCGGGTGGTAGCGGTGCCGGTGTAAATAACCTGC